TGCCATGTCCGCTTCCCAGCGGTCTGTGATGTTGTCAGCATCACTTTGCGCGGCTTTTGCCAACAGGTCGAGTTCAGCCAGTTCCATTTTGGCTTTTTCAATTCCTAATGCCAACAGGCGTTCTTCGTGTTCAAATTGAAGCTGGCGCAGTTTGGCAACATCCTCAGGGGTTGGTGCGTCAGGGATTTTCACGCCCAAAGTATTTTCAACAACTTCCTTGCCTTTGGCTTGAATGGCGCTAGACAGCAGACCTAACCCGTTCTGGGCAAGTGTGCCAAGCAATGATGCGACTATTGGAATCATTTTTCTTCCTTAGATTTTTCAATTAGTTTTTGTACAGTTTTTTGTTGTTGTTTAGTTTCTTCCCGTACTTGCAAAATATCAAAATACAGCATTGCCATTAATGGCAACAGCACACCAAACATTACCATTGTTGCAATCAAATAAACTATAAACCCCATTTCGCTATCCTCATTTGACGAATCGCTAGAAACAGAAGCTGGAGGTATATAAAAACTATCATTGCTGCCCCGATTATTAGCGCCCTGTCTTGAATCTGGTTTAGCATTTTTCTTCGTTGCCATGCCGCTACCCTGTCCTTTGCTTCTTGCGCTAACCTTTCTTTTTCCTGTTCAGCCTGTAATCTTTCAAATTCTTCTTGGAATCTTGACCAGACTGCACCAAGGGCTGGGTCAACACCATAAATTAAAAATTCTCTTAGTTCTGTGGCTTGGCGTTCCAATTCCATTTCTTGAAATATATTGTCAAGGGCTTGGGCTTTTAATGATTTACCCTTTGGCGGGTTTTTCTTTTGCTCAACAGCGGCGGCTTTGACTTGTTCGTGGGCATCAAAAAATTTACCGATGTGACCAGAAATTTCCATTGTGATTGCGGAAACATCTTTAGCGACCGCTTTTGCGTCCTTGTATAACGCCACACCCTGCTTAATTGCAGCGATGGCGGCAAGGGCTGCTGTGAATGGATCAATTTTTGCCTACCCAATGGCTTATATAACCCTCAGCAGACGATAAAGCTGATACCAATGCCATACCCGCCCAAAACCCGCCACGCCCTTGATTTGCCAGTGCTACCAGTTTTTCAATGGATGTTTCCATCTTGTCAATTTTGGTTTCCATTTGGTCAAATCTCCGTTCATAGTCTTGAACCTTTTGCCAAAGAACGCCGTACTTTACTGGGTCAATTTCCATGATTAAGACTTCATAACATACGCAAGTGCGTAATAGGGTGGAAGATTTGCGTTTGTGCCTGACACGCCAGTGCTTGCATTAGAAACTGTAATGCCAGTAGTAGCAGTTCCAGTATTTCCAGAAGTAACATAATTAACTGCGCCACCACCAGTTACTGTGCCGCCGGGTATAACAAGTGATGTGTGATTGTGACCGGGGTCTGTAACGGTTGCCGTGTGCGTGTGGCTGACCACAATTGCATCTGTTGAACCGCCCGTAGCCGCCACAGAATAAGTTGAACCAGCGCCCACAATAAATTTGTCGCGCAAATCAGGTGTGCCATTTGTACCATCACACAAATACCAACCTGTCGGTACGCTACCAATCGAGCCATACCACAGCGAAATCATGCCTGTTGGAATAGTTGTGCCTGTACTGGTATTTGCAACGCCAATGATTCCATAAAGATTGTCGTATGTGCCAAGGGTTGTGCCAGCAGAAGTTTTGACCACAAACTTATAGTTATAGCCATAAGTCAACCAAACTTCACTAGACAACCGACCAGACGAATCCAAAACAATAGGATTTGAATTTGCCACTGTGCCGTTAATGTCAGTGTAAGTAGCTAGCGCGGTGCTTGACCCAGCTTGGTAGGTGTAAATCAGTCCACCATTCAATGGCAACCCAGTGTTGTCAAAGAATTGCTGACCATTGCCAATTGGCGAAAGATTAACTGCCATGATGCTTCCTTATTTGTTCAAATCGTTTAATTTATTTTGCCCTGATTGTTGACCTAGTGCTTTGGCTTTTTGCATTTCTTTTTCCATCTTTTTAACGGCTTTGGCTTCAGCCCGTGCGCCTATTTTTGCTTCAATTTTTTCACCAATTTTTTTGCCGACATAACCACCCGCTGCGGTTGTTGTTGGGTTCAAATCACTTGCATAACCCGCAATTGACGCGCCAACAGAACCACCCAAACTTGGCAATGCTTTTTCTAATAAACTAATACGTCTTGCTTGTTGACCAGCGCCCTCATATTTTAAGCCGGGGGTAAATTGACCCACATAATTTAAAGCATTAAATTTGCGAATTTCGCTGGGTGGGAATGTTTCTAAAATCTTTTCTCCGACAACAGAAGTCAACATATTGTTGACAGCATTTGAATTCCATTCACCCACATTTTTAGCGCCTGCTTTATAAACTTCACGGGCTAATGCGCCATCCATTTCAGCAACAGCGGCGGCAGCGGCTTGACGTAACTCTTGCGGAACTGGAGGTAAACCCTCTGGTGCGCCCCTGACTCGACCATTTGCTAATTCACTAAATGTATCTCGAATGTGTCTCCATTCATCTTTACGCAAATTATTTAATGATGACAACATTTTTTCTGGCGCAACTTTTGATGTGACATTGCCATTCGCATCCACTTCGCCAAACAATCTTTTAAATCCAGTTGAACCCAAAATGGTTTTTTCAACTTGATGAATTTTGTCGCCAAGTTTATACATTGCAGGATCAGCCACCGCAGCAATATCTTTATCAATTGCTTGATTAATTGTACGAATTGATTCTGCTTTTTCGGGTGACCAAACTCTTGGGCTATTAAAAATTTTACGAACTCTATCGTAAGCGGCAACCGAACCCGGCGCTGCAACTTCGCCATTAGGTAATTTGAAACCAGCAGTTTTTGCTTCATTGATTAAATCTTTAGCCGCATCTAAAAGTTGTGATGTTCCAGCAGCTTTAAATGTTGCAACTTCTTGAGGATTTACAAATAAGTCATCAATGTGGGCTGTATTAATTTTATTATTTCCTGCATTTTTAAAAGCAGAGTCATATGTATCTTGTTTAACTTGATTCAAATATCCCGTCAAACTTGATGGTGTTAAATCATCAGGATTTTTTCCATACGCTACATCATTTAAAAAATTACCACGTTGTTCGTCATTAGTAAAAGTTTTTCTTGCCCCAGTAGCATTTACACGTTCTTGAGCAAAATTAGAAAATCCAACTTGTTCATTGGCAATTTGTTCTTTTAATTTCATTCCTAATGGCGATGGTTCAGCCATATTTGCCAAACCATGTTCATTACGCAATAAATTATCATTACCAGTTACTACGCCCGGTCTTGGTTTTAAATCATGCAAAACTTCTTGAAAAAGTTGTGACCGTAATTTTTGTTCAGATACTGGCACATCTTTGGGAATTTTTGTAAGTTTGACTTGTGGAAAAACTGCACCGATTCCATTACCTCTAGCTGTTTCTTCGCCAGTAATCTTTCCAGAAAATGGATTATGTTCAACTGCCGCAGCGCCTGCACTGCCTGCTGGTGCTTGCTTGGCTTCAAACTGGGCTTGTGCTTCGGTTTTGCTAAGTTCGCCGGGGCGCACAATTTCCAATTCTGCCGCTGCTTGTTTTAAAGGTTGGATAGTTTTGGAAACAATTGGTGCGGCTTCTTTGACAGCTTGCGGTAAGGCAGCAGAACCAATAACCACCATGTTTCTTATATCTTCTGGCGGTAAAGTCACATTAAATTTTGACTTTAATGTTTCTGAAATTTGCTCTGGGGTCATACCCATTGCATTAAACATTTTGTTGATTTGTTCGGCAATCGGTTGGGTAATGCCGCCCAATGGGTTTTTATATGTTTCTTTTTCAGTAATGCCTGCGGCTTTTCCAACAGGTTGGCTAATTGCGGTAGCGGCAGTTTGTCCAGTTTGTTCTGCTTGTTCTGGTGTTTGGGCGGTTCTAGCAAATGCTTGCGTTACTGCGCCATAAGCGGCAGGAACTACACCATAAAGAGTATCAACAGCGCCAGCAGTTCTTTCACCCAATTCTTTACGAACATCAAAACCTTGTTTCAATACATTGCCAACAATTTGACGTACCTTACTGACAGGTTGCCGTCTGGGAACATAAGCCCCCATAGTTCCCTCTTGGGTGCTTGTGGTGCTTTCAGTTTGTGGTGCTTGGTTTGTCGTTTGGGCTGGCACAGGTTTACCAGACAAAAACGCTTCTAGCGGGTCGGCAGCAGTTTCAGCAGAGGCGGTTGGTTGTGTAGATGGCGCGGCGGTTGTCACTTGACCTTGCTTGACCTTGTTGACGTAACCTGATGGGTCTTTGGTTACAAACCCACCATATTGAGCCAATGCTTTATCTACGTCACCCTTGTTGCGATCAACCAGTTGACCAAGATATGTTCTAGCCGCTTCACGGGCTTGTTTTTCATTAAACGGATTAAATTCAATACCTTGTTTGTGCAACATTTGCACGGTTTCTGGCATGAATTGATACGGCCCCATAGCCTTGGTATCTTTGTTCAATGCAAACTTATCTTTGCCACTTTCGACCTTACGCAAACTGTCCAACAATTCATCAGTGACAACTGACGCACTCTTTGATTGCGGTGGCGTGGCAACCGCACCACCACCCAAAAATTGTTCTAAGGCATCCATTTAAAAGTCCTCAGAAGTAAGTTTTTCTGCTGGCATACCTGTTGCCGCCATACTTTTTAAATTCCTGTATTGCTTGAGAATAGTTTTGCGTTTCTTTTCAGATGGAAAAAGTTCTTTAAATTTGTTTTGCATTTTGGTTGGGTCAGATTCTGTTTCCAAAATGTTCATGGCTTCAAAGATTTTGGTATCTCTTGCATTTGCGTTCCATGCTTGCTGGAATGCTTTCATGTTGTTGTCGCCAAATTGTTCACCAAATTTTTGTGCGCCACTGGCTTGCATATCAAGGTTTCTTTGATCTGCTTGCACCCTACGGGCAATTTTGACCAACACATCAGGAGGAACTTTAATTGTGCCGTTTGCCACCGCAGCCATGTCTAAACCTGCGACAGTACCTCCAACAGAACCCATTGCTTTGGAATTGGTAATAGCCATATTTGCCAAGTCTTTGGCAAGCATATCGTATTGGTCGCTGCCAATTGCCATGCGAATTTTTTGCTCGACTTTGCCAGCAACACCACCCTTTTCAAAATATAACTGATCACCAATTTTGTTGGCTTGGTTGATAACCTCGTCAACATTTCGGCGACCTTGGGCTAAGTTAGCTTGGGCATTGACCAAATTGTTTCTGTATTCAAAACCAGAATTTTGGTCTTTTTCTTCAGTAGGTTGTGGTGTGTAAGGTTGATCTGGTGATCTTTTGGGATAAGGCAACCGAATGCCGGGCGCTACCTCAGACCCAGCCGCCCCAGTTGTAGTGCCAGCGGGTGGGTTTTGTGGTTGCAAACCTTGCGGCACACCTACCTCAACAATTGGTTTTCCACCAGTAACACTAGGCGTAGTTGTTATGACGCGACCTTGGGCATCCAATGCGGCTTTAGTCCCAAATTGAGTTTGTTGTTGCTCTGGGGTCATTAAAGCATTTGCGCCTGCAATTGCCTTTTTGGGCAAATCAGGGCCAGATTCCATTGAGTTTTGCCATATAGTCTTATAAGAATCAAGAAGCCTATGTAAATCACGATCATCAGGATTTTCTTTTTTCATCAAATCCATTTCGTTCAAATAAAAATTTACATCTTGAACGCCTGCTCTGCCTGCAACATCAAACCGTTGTGCAATCTTTGCCCTCATGTCAGCGGTCAATGCTTGTTTGGCACTAATAGCTTCTGTTTGTGCTTTGCCTAATGTGCTGTATTTACTAATGTAATCAGCACCAGTTAACGGTGCAATCTTTGGCACAAACGAATTAATCTTATCTAAATCAATGCGTCCATTGGTTTGAAAATTTTCTGGATCAGAAAAAAACGTCTGCATATTCTTGCGTTCAAGGTCTTTTTGTTCCTCAACACCTAAAGCAATTTGACCTGTTCGCGCTTCTTGTCCTGCTTTTTGCAGCAACATAGGATTCATCTGACGTGCTTGGTCAACAGCTTGTTGGTACTGTTGAACTTGCAAAGGATTGATTTGTTGTGCTTGCTGATATGCTTGTGTGCTATTAGCAAGGTTCATCATCTCAGCCAAGGACATTGGCTGTGGCGGTTTTGATTGCGTTGCTACTGGTGTGAAATCTGCCATTTTTATTCCTTATGCAGCATCAAAAGAAATATTACCCGTTGGCACAGGTGTTCCATATCCCGCTGGTGTGGGAATTGTAGGAACTCCTGTTCCTCTATTTGATGCGACTAAATTAGATAAATACTGTTGATTTCCCAATGTTTGAAAACCACCGCCAATTGCATTGCCCATTGCAACCTGACCAGCGCCTGTGGCTGACCCTGCGCCAGCAATAGCATTTCCAACGCCTTGCTGTGTGGCACTTGCTAACTGACCTGTTTGACCTAGTGAAGTCTGGCCCAATCCAGCAATAGATGCAAGATTGTTGTAAATGTTTGACCGTTGCGTGTTGTAACGATTAAATGCGTTGCCAAATTCGGTGCTTGCCAAATTTTGCCCATAGTTTGTCAGACCTTGCAATGTATTTCCGCTGACCAATCCACCAGACTGATTTGCCAAATTTGTGGTCGCCAAATTGCCTTGCTGAAGTCTGAAGTTATAGCTAGGGTCAATATTAGCCATAAAATCCTCTTGCCCAAACTGATGGGTCAAGTAAGGTTTCATTTTGGCAATATCGCTTAATGCGCTATATCCTGCTTCCCTATATGGGGCTTGCTGGGCATTCTGAACATCAAACATTTGACGCTGTACATCTGCGCTATATCGCATTGCATCAGCTTGTGTTTGTGCGCCTTTCTGAGCCATAGTCCCAGAAATTACTGAACCACCAACAACTGCGGTTGCTACCCAAGTCATATTATTCCCCTTGATTTTCCAGTTTCATTAATTCATCAACAGATGCAATTAGGTTCAATTCATCATAAGTTGGCGAAATAACTTCTTGCTCAATTTTGTCTAAATTTTCTTCACCAGCATGGGAAGTTAAGTGAACAGTTGTCCAAATAGTATCTTCTTCTGCATAAACTGCACGTTTCAATCCAACCTCTGAAATAAACGTGCAAGGCGCTTCAAAGTATTTTTTACCAAACTCAGTGGCAACAGAAACTTTACCTTGAAGAATAAAATTCAAATGCTGATGACGGTGGATTTTGCCAATGACCAATGATCCTTTTGGAAGAAAAATTTGTCTTGCATAAGTACAGCATCCAAATTGTTCATCAATTGGCGAAAAATAATGCGTCAATGTGCATTCTTCTTTTAATGACTGTGCTTCACCATTGGCAATCATTTCTTCAAATGACTTTTCCAATGTCATAACATTTTGCCGAAACTTCACTTTATCCAACGAATTGGGTTCAGCTTCTTTGGTAGTTAGATCATTCATTGGTTGTAATATGGCACTTTGTAAGCCACACCATTGACAGTGACGTTCATGAATCCCACAGGGTTTGCTGGCAAAGTCGCTGACCCTGCGGTGGCGGTCGTGGCGCTGGTGAAGTTCAACAAGTTAATGAAGAACTGTTGCCATGTGCGTGTCGGTCTTTTGGTGTTTGCATCCAAAAACTCAGATTGCGGATATGGCTGACTTTGTGGTGTAGGTAAAGCCATCAATTCTCTCCCACAGAAGTTTTCAAGTTTGCAGAAATAATCACTGTCTTAACAGGATCAACTATTGAAACTTCAAATACTCGATCCCTTGCAGTACCCAACCGCCGCCAAATGGCGCGGTTTTTGTATTTTCCCATTAAACCTATAGAAGTCCAATGTTCAGTTGACCAAGTAGAACCGCCATCATCTGACCACCGCAGCATGGCTTGCGGGTTTACGCCATCGCCTATTGAGTTACCAACGCCGGGCTGGAACTGAATCTGCAATTCATCAAAATATTCCCGCTGGAAATCTGCCACCAAATGCGGCGCACGGCGCAAACGTCTGACCAATTGCCCATCATCTGTGTAATTGTTCAAATCCAATTTGTAAATTTTGCCGTTGGAGTAATCCCCAACCATTACCAAACCTTGGAATTGAACGCAGCAATTGCCCCTTGCACGTTCATATTGACCTAAGTTGTTTGTATACAACCACTTATGCCACATTCCTGATGCAACGTCATAACACCATGTCAAGTTAATTGATGGGAAGCTAATTACATAAACTTCATGACCCTCAAGCTGATAAGTCCATGCAATTGCATTGCTAACTGTTTGATTTGTCAGGGAATTTTCCACTGCATGGGTAGAAATTCTTGTGGGTACATAGCCATTCATTTGCACAATTTGGGCTTGACCGCGAATGTTGCGGCTGAGATATGCAAAGGAATTGCCAAGCCGCGCCACGCTGAATTTGGCTGCAATGCCGTGCTGGGTCGATGTGCCAGGGATTCGTTGGAATGGAAAAGGGCTTGTCCCCGCATCAATCCACACCTCGCTAGACACTTCGCCCAGCAAATAAACTTCACGGTGGTCAACAATTAAGGAAACCAAATCATCTGGTGCGCCATCTTTGCTTGAAAAACTCAAAGAAGATGAAATAGGCGACAAAGCCGCAGATGCACCAAACTGCTGGGTATCTGGGCGGTTGTAAACAAAATAGTTGTCCACAATGTCCACCGCGCTGGCGCTAGTGAATGCCCCATCAGTGCTAGGCAAAACCGACCAGTTCAAGCCATACAACGTTCTTGAAGTCACTGTTTGGGAATTGTTTATTGTGTATGTGCCAGCGCCACCTGTGCCAGTTCCAAGGGCTGTAATGATGGTTTGCGCGGTTACTGTTGACCCTTGAATAGTTTGACCAACATACAACGTGCCGCTGGTGACCGCAGTAACGGTTAAGGTTGTGCCTAAGATTGACCCAGTAACCACTGCGCCTGCTGTGGCACTGTTCATCAATGAAGAAGCTACCGATTGGCTTTGATTAATCGTATATGTACCAATTCCACCAGTTCCCGTGCCAAGGGCGGTAATCACGGTTTCTTGTGTTACTCCCACACCAAACAAAGCCTGATTAATGGCAATTGTGCCGTTGGTAACTGCGGTGACAGTTAAGGTTGTGCCGCTGATTGAACCTGTAAAAACTGCCGCAGATGGGCTAGAAATCCGCCATGTGTAGCGGTTTTGACCATCCACAATGTAGACATTAACGCCGTTGTCAGTAATGCCAACAATGCCTGTGGATGTGTTTAATTGACCCACCATTGTGGTGGTGTAGGTGGAAGTTAATGCGTAGACATACGGGCCACAAACGGCGACCAAAATATCACCGCCTGACAATGTACGCATTCCCCTGATTTCGTTTTGATTCTGGAAAAGAACCAATGAAGTCAGCCCCGGCGTTGGGTACAGCGCCACCACACCCCTTTCGCCTTGCTGCTTCAGCGGGTCAACTTCTGGCACAAAATTGATGCACTCTTGGGCATCTTGATAAATGCTCAGTGCTTCGTAGCTTGGGCCAACAAAACCAAAATCAGGCATAAGTTTTCCTTCTGATTAAGGATTTAATTGTTGCTAACTTGGCTGTCATTTTTTCCGCAATCATACGCATAGTCATGCCATTGTTACGCAAAGACATAATTTCATCAATCTGTTTATTAGTAAAAACAGAACGATGGTGATCACCACCAGTCTTATGCTTGACTCTGTTTTTTTTGTGCATATCAAGATTGTTTTCACGCAGATTTGCCACACGCAAATGAGATGGATTGCAACAAATACGATTGTCACAAAGATGCATCAAAAACCCTTTGGCTTTTTTATTGGTGGGCGCTGTTAATTGAATCATGTCTGGGTTTGCCAAGTTAAAGATAACCCGATGCGCGTAATAGCCTTTGTCATTGATCCAAGTGCGACCATAGCCACTTTTCTCAACTGTCCCCATCCAAGGCCAACACTCATCAGGATTTCTAACATCAACTTTGCTCCATAAAACTTCTGGTGTATTTTGTGGTCGCCCTGCTTTCATGGTGATTCCTTTGTAAAACCACCATTCTAACATTTTTATAAATCAGCGGAAGCCGCCGTCCATGATAAATCCAGCGTCCTTGGCTTTTCCAACCATCAAAGCATCAGGGTATCGAGCCACTTGTGCTGGCTTCATGTTGGTTCGTTTGATCGTTGCCTTGGCTTGACCAGCAAATGCGTTAATCATCTGAATTTGGGTTGCTGAAGCCTTGCCGAACATTGGCATCAGGCGTTCAGCCAAACACCACCGCAGCGCCATGTTGTAGCCCTGTGGCAACGTGATTGTGTCGTACAGCGAATTAAATGTGCGGAACATGGTATTTGCAAACAAGTGCAATTCACCAGATGACGGGTTAGGGAAAACGTACAGCGTACCCAAGGTTTCACTTGGTTGGTAGTACACCATTTTTGCCCACGGGCCGTTTAACTGTTTGATGCCCAGCGATTCATATTCCTCTAAGCTGAGAATTGCCACTGGGTAATCCAAATAGCCGCCAGCCACACTTGATCCACCTTGCTGGGTAGCCACGCGAACAAACGCTGATTCAATGGTTAGGGGGCGTTCATAGTAAGCAGAGATTGTGGTGCTTGCCACGGTCTGGGAAATGCTGACAGTGTATGTGCCGCCCTCATTGACGTTGCCGCCTGCACCTGTGCCAAATCCCACAATTGTTGTGCCTGCGGTGATTCCTGTGCCGCTGATGGTCATGCCCATTGTGATTGCGCCACTGATTACACCGTCAACAGGGACAGTCAGGGTTGTGCCAGAAATTGAACCTGTAAAAGATGCGCCAACCGACCCAGATGGGCCAAGTGTGTATTGCACGGTATTTTGAACTGTTTGAAAAATGATTTCGGTTTTGTAAAAAACCATCATGTTTTCGTTTGACCATTGGGCGGTCATGTCGTTCAGCATATCAAATGCGTCTTGGGCATCATCTGCTGTTGGCGATTCGCCAGATGCTAACGCACCTATGTCTTTAAGCGCCCTGCTAATAATGTCATAAGGAGTCGTCATTTATTACACCTTTGGCACAAATTTTTGTGGTAACCAAGGGGCAACAACAACTCCATTCCCTTGCAGGGACGCTAATTGTTCCTCTAAACGGGATTTTATAAGATTTATCCCGTCTTTGGTAGTCTCATTTTCAACCCATGATGCCACATCAGCTTCGGTCACTTCGTGAAATGGTTTTTTGAGGATTTTGTCACTGAACCACCAATTACCCTCAGTTTCCACTTTTTCGCCTGTGTCAGCTTCTGCGGTCACATGATATTTGGCATGGGTGATCAGGTCATCTTCAGCAGATATTTCAAGAATTTTCCAATCAAATGTAGTCATGGCGTTAACCTTTTAAGGTTGTGGAGTTTGAATTGTTTCCGTTGAAACAATTGTTTGTTGGGCAACCTGTGTTTCTGCAAGTGCTTGTGCTTCTGCTAAAGCCTGCGCTTCAATTAAAGCCTGCGCTTCAGCTTGTGCAGCCACTGTTGCATCATATTCGGCTTGTTCTTCTGGGGTGTACTCAACTTGAGTAACTTCACCTGTTTCTACATTAACTACGATTCTGTGTGTCATGATGTTTACTCGTAAAGGATGTTTATTGAACCAGCGTCAAAGGTGTCAGTGCCGTTTACGGTTGTTATGCGTACACGGTCAAGAGTTCCGGTAAGCGTTTTTGATCCTGTGGTTTGAATTACTGGAGGCCCTGCTGACCAACACAAACTACCGAAAGCA